CCCGCTGCCGTTTGACAGTATTGGTTTTGCAATCACCAGCGCACCGATGCCGACATATGGCACCGTACCTGCGCCTGACAGCACCAGCGGCCCAATCCGTATACCGCCAACACCGATGATGGGCACCGAGCCGATCGCTGCCAGTATCGGCGGCGGCATGACGATGTCGCTATGGATGACATACGTCGTGTCGGCCTGTGCACTGAGCGACGGCGGGCCGATCGTCAGTGCACTTGGGCCAACGAAGTCACCGACGACCGCATAGCCCAGGATCGACGGGCGTGCAATCGTGATATGCGCTTCGCGAGTGATTGTCCAGGTCGCTGGCGCTGAGCTAGCGGTGGCTGTGGCCGTCTCAGCCGAAAGCGTACCCCAGACGCCAAGCGCCCCGGACGGCGCCTGCGCAGTGGCAGTGGCAAGCGCCGCCGGGACGTTCCAGCCACTGAGGAATGTGGCGCTGATCCCCTGCGCCGTCGCCGGTGCAACCTCAGCCCTGAGGACAACCTGCGGCGACCACAGCAGCACCAGCGTCATTGAGTCGTCCTACTCAGCAATGGGTGTTGGCTGAAACCTGGATACGCGGGTGATCAGCCCGGACTCGTTCTCGATCTTATCGGTCTGCACATCCAACCCATACTTCTGGCAGAGATGCCCCATCCAGGACTGATACGCGCCCTGAAGCTGAGCCGCACGCTGCCGATTTCCAAGGGCTTGCTGCTCAAGCTGTGCGGCCTGTTGTTCAAGCTGTAGTGCCTCACCCATCTGCTCGCGAATAGTCCGCAGATAGGCAAGCTCATCTTGGCTGACATGTGTCGCCAGCACGTGTGCGATCCCGTTGTCAGTCATGTTTCCCCCTTAGGCAAAGAGCGGCACCTTCCAGCCGCTTCCATTGATGGTAATGTAGAAGAACGCCGAGGCACTTGCAGAGCTACCGCCGCCGTACGTCGTGGTGTTGTTGAGGTGCAGTTGTCCAAACACGGCCAGCCCACCACATGACACCTGTCCGCCGGCATGGATGCTCCCATTCGACGCAATGATGGCTGAGGCCCCTGACATCTGTGTGGAGATCTGTCCATTGGCAGCGATATTGCCAGCAACCGCGCAGCCACCGCTGGGGGCATAGAGCGCATACCCATCGGCGCGGTTACTCTGCAAGGCACCAGAAGCGGTGATCTGCCCACTGGCATTGATCGCGCCAACGGTGGCCGTACCGCCTCCGATGTTGAGCGCGGCTCCGCTGAACGTACCGCCAATCGCACAATTGCCGCTTGGAGCGTACAGTGAATTGCCGCCACCGCTCACAGTAAGCGCACCAGCGGTGATCCCGCCGCCGCCAACATTGAGCGCAGCACCGAAGACCGTGGCTCCGACTCGGATATTGCCATTTGGCGCATAGAACGCATCGCCACCGGCATCGGTACGAATCTGGCTACTGGGAGCGTAGATGCCCAGCGCATTCCCGCCGACCTGACACTGGATCACGCCCGTGGACAGCACGCCGCCAGTCTGTGCGTACAGCCCCCAGGAAGCCTCATTGCCAGTGACTCGGCCACTGCAAACGATCGTTCCACTGCTAATGGACCCAACGTTCAACTGGCTATTCGTTGCAAGGTCTGTCCCATTGAGCGACCCGGGCGCAATCCGACTGGTAGCGCCATCCACCCCGCCACGGATGGTCTGTGCTCCGATGTCGGCATTGAGGACCGTTCCATCGGTGATGTCTGCGCTCACCAGCGCGCGATACCCGAACACGCCCGAGGCATCAACGCCGAGCAATCGGCTGTTGGCGCCCTTCGGTAGACGGAGCATGGCACCGTTCACGCCGCCGACGATCATGTCATCGGCAACTCTCATGGGATTGTCGGCCTGGTACCTCTTGGCGGTCATGACTTCCCCACCAGTGTGAACACCGTATCCGATCCTGCCTGGGTCGTGGTGCAAAACACCTTGAGGAATCGCCACTCCGTCAACTCGCCCGGCAAGTCGTACGCGCGTGAAGGCGCAACTGTCATCTGTACGGGGCTGTTGTAGATGTCGTACAGCGGGACGTACGTCCCGGCGAAGATATCACTGACCTGGAAGCTGATCTGCGTGCCATCGAACGTCGAAGGCACGATCAGCCCGACGTTGCTGATCCCGCCGAGATCGACGGCGTTCGAGGCGCTCAGCCCAGCCGTGACCGTGGCGGTCAGCACTGAGTTTGTCGGCCCAACTGGGAGCCCGCCCGCCGCCGTCAGTCCGGCAGGCTGCGATGCCAGGAGCGCTGTGAGCCTCTGAGCGATGCGCTGGAGCCTCCCATTGAGCCCAGAGGGTCCAGTATCGGTTGGCGGGGCCAACTCGTCCACAGCGCCCACCTGGGCGCCTCCTACGGGCATTCTGATCCCGTCAGTGTCGCTTGTCTCCTGCCACGTCCCGTCTGGCCCCCAGCCGATCTTGAGCTTCTGGTAGTGCTGCCCGCCGACAAGGTCGGTTGCCACCGGCGGGGCGATCGTATCGTCGCCAACCGCCGCCAGGACTTTGATGTTGTCAGGCATCAGCGCTCCCTCCACTGGCGCAGCCGCGCCAGCAGCGGCCCGGGGCGCCCCGTCGTCCAATCGCCTTCCTTGGAGAATGCCCGATACAGTCCGCGCCCATCTGGTCCGACGATGCTGACCACATCGTGGCAGACCCATGACGATGCAAGACGCGGATCGGCGTGCGCAGGCGCGTTCGGGCTCCATTCAGCGGTGATGATCTTGAGGGCGCCCTCGCATGCCAGCAGCGCATACAGCGTATCGAGCACTTCATCGTCCATCAGGCCACCGTGACCGTGAAGATGCCGGCCGCGTTCCAGGATACTCGGAAGTCACCGCCGCTGGATGCCACATCGACATCGCTCTGCTGATACGCGATCAATGCCTGCGCTGCTGCCGTCGCTGGCGTACGATCCGAGATCACCGCAGTCCGAGCGGTAATCGTACTGGCGTTCCACACCACGTCATCGGCATCGTACATGATGGTGTTCGTGGCAGCGGTGTACGTCAGCGTCTTGTTTGTCAGCGACTGCCCGCCGAGCGTGTATCCCGTTGCCGTGGGAAGCTCATTGGTCAGATCGTCCACGTAATCGTGCACGTCCTGATCGGGGGCGTACGTGCTAGTGTGGAGCGTGACCTTGATGTTGTCATCGATCAGGTCAATCTCCTTGTTGAACGCCGCCAGGAAGACTCTTCCGTAGAGCTTTGCCACGACAGCCATATCAGCCTCCAGCCTGGGTATACGTCAGGCTTGAGACAGCAACAACGCCGCCCGCAGCAATCGCTGTGGAGTTCAGATTCAGGTCGCTGTTCGCCGTGCCTACCTCGCCCTGAATGATCGGCGTAAAGGCGCCCGAGTTCATCGAGCCGATGCGGAAGAACGTGGCCGTACCCGTTGCGTCAGCCGATGCATCCGACACAATCGGGCCGGCGATGGCCTGTCCATTCGCCGCTGTGCCGAACGCTGGATCGGACATCGTCAACTGCGCCAACTGCGTGTTGCCCGAGAGTCCCGCGTCGGCGTTCACGGGTTTAGGACCGGCGTAGATGCGCAATTGGCCTGCCTCGTTGCCAGCATCGACCAGATCGACCACGCTGTCGCAGGCCAGATTGCGCGCCGCCAGCGTGATGCTAGGTGCGAGGGCCATCATTCCTCCGCACGATCGAGCTATCCATCTCGATCCGATCACCGTCACGCAACTGGTAGCGTTGCGCGAACTGGTTCATCAGCGTGTTGTACGCCCGCTGTGCGATGGTCATATCCTGTTGGAATGCCAGCAGTAATTCCATATCGTCTGCGCTGATCCTTTCAGGCGGTCCTTGCCCAGACACCTCGGGGAAGATCAGCGTGCCTTCGGCGGCGTCAGGTGCGTTCTTCGGCATGTCTACTCCTATGATGGAATGATGATCGTGCCGTCGCCCGTATCAGATGACACGGGCTCTGGCGGCACCTGTGTCGGCGGCGGTGCAACGCCCCCTTCAGGGACGCTTGCAAACATCGGCGCCAGCGTCGGTGCCGGCGCGACATTCTGTACCTCGGGCTCGGGCGGCGGCGGATCAGGAGCCAGCGGTATCGACATCAGCATCGCCTGCGGTGCTGCCCCTTGTGCATTGAGGATGTCACGTCCCTCGTCAATATCGGCCTGTGTGATCTCAAACGTTGTCATGATCCCGGCAATGAATCGATCCACCATGTCCTGGCAGAAGGCCAGGTCATCGGGGTCGAGCTTCGATGTCAGGTCATCAACGTACGCGCGTGTTGGGCTGACATTCTGGTCGTAGACCTGTGCGTCGCCCAGCACGGTCATCTGCCGATCATCTGGATTCGCACCGGCCGAGATCGTGATGCGGATGTTCCCGATGATGACTTCCCTAAGGGCTGCCATTAGCTCTTCCCTTCCAGCACGCGAAGGCGCCCTTCATGCTCCTTCATCGCATTGAGGAGGATGAAGATCAACGGGCTGGTATCAACAGTGTACACATCTTCCTCGTCAGCCTCGGCGTTCTTCTTCACCCTGATGGTGCCGACCATCTCCGGCGCGACATCGAGCAGGTTCTGCGCTGAGAAGCCAACGTACTCGCGCTCCGTATCCTCGATGCCATATGTGCCGTTGTAGTGGAACGCAATTGGATCTAGCTCCATCACTCGGTACATGCCATCGCGGAACGGTCGAACGGAGTCGGCATCCTTGGCCCGCTCATCAGAGATCGCCTGCCAGTTCCCGCCACCAGTCTTGAACCCCTGTCCGCAGTACAGGTTCGACCAGAACTGCGCGGGAAGCCCCAGGTTCGTCTGATTGTTGACCTCTGGCGTAAACGCCAACGGACTGTGATGGATCATCACGCGATGCGTAGCGCTTGCAAGGTACAGCGGCCCGGAGCTATGGAGCCAGATATGGCCCTGGGCTCCAGCAGCGGTGAGCAGGATGCCACTCTTCTCGACATCCCCGAAGCTCTGCGGGATGTGCAGCGCAGCCGCATCAGTCGCCGTAGGCCCGATCGTCACCTCGCCCGTCGAAGCGATGGCAAACTTCGGGTTGTCGTTGATGCCGAATGTCAGGCGCGCACCGCCATCGGTGAAGATATCGCCATGCCACTGCTCATTCGTGTGGAAGATGCGGACGCCGTTGTACATGTTGTTGGCGGCTTGCACGAAGTTGAAGCCGTTGCCTTTAGGCGACGTACCGCCGATGGTATACTGCCCGCTCGTGAACAGCCACATCTGCGGGACATTGTTGATCCCCCAGACGTGCCGCCCGGTGTCATCGGCGTAGTACTGAATCTGGTGCACCTGATTGGTATGCCAGATGTGCATGCCGTTGTTGCTGACATTCGCTGTCTGCTGGAAATTCCAGCCCGCTTCTGGACGCGGATTCGGCCCGCCGATGGTGAACTGTCCGCTCGTGAACAGCCACATCTGCGGCACGTCGTTGATCGCCCAGGTGTGTCGGCCTTCATCATTGGAATACCAGTCGTTATGGTGCACCTGATTGTTATGGAAGAGCCGCAGCCCATACGCCGGACCGTTCGACGGCCCCTGCTGGAAGTTGAAGCCATTCGCCTTGGCCGTCTGATAGCCAAACGTGATGGCTGTGTTGCTGATGATCATTCGCGAGCCGCCCTGCGATCCCAGGATCAATCGCCCGGCCGCCGATCCTGCCGTATAGATCGAGGCGTCACCCGCGCCGCCAAGCCCCTGCCCTGGCGCTGTTGCATACACCAGCACGAACTGCTTATTGTTGCCCACATTCGGGTTGGTAAACGTGACGACGCCCGCGTAGCCCTCCGTGATGTTGACGGAGATGTTGCCATTGGCGTTGCTCGGCGCCGTGAACGTGAACGCATTGCCCTGGAACGTGAAGCCGGTGTTGATGGCATTGCCAAAGGTGATGCCCGTCGTCGTCGTAGACGTGCCGATCTGTATCGACGTTGGCCCCGTATTCGCACCGCTGCCATCGCGCCCGATTAGCACGTAGGTCTGATCGACGTAGATGCGCTCATTCCCGTAGCCAGCCGCGCCGCCAGCCCGCAGCGTCGTCGGGATGTTGTAGGCGCCAATCCCGATGACGTTCGAGGCAAAATAGGCCAGCCCTTTGGCGCCAGCCAGAACGTCAATTCGGTCAGCAGAGACGTTCTGAAGCCCTGTGTCAGGATCGTCCGAGAAGCCAGCAAAGGCCGGGATGCCATTGAGCGCGGGCGCCCCGATGAACGACGAGCGATTGGCCCAGCCACACACCGAGGTATAGCTCCGCTCATCGCCAATGTTGGCAGCGGTCAGGTCGGTCACACCAGGACCGACACTGACCCAGCCCAGCGAGATCTCCCAGTCGCCGCCATAGGCTCGCGACAATGCCGGGATACCGGCCCCGCCAACGCCCTGCCGAACAGCCAGCACCACCGAGTTGGGGCCGCGCTGGAGACGCAGCACGATCCGATCATAGCGAAGCTGTCCACTGCCGTTGAAGGCAATCGCCAGCCCCGTGGCAACGGTCAGGCGATACCAGAACCCCTGCACGATGGCACGCCCGGCGGCGACGTTGATCTGCAAGCCGCCCGGAGCCGAGAGGGCAAGTCGCTGATCGGCATGCTGGTAGACGCCGTCTTCGGACCAGTCTGCCACAACTTCAGCGAACTCACTCTCGCTGTGGTCACGGTTCTCAAAGAAGCGACTATCCTCCGGCATCGTGGCCCCCTACAACCCCAGGTATCGACGCGCCCAGGTGACGACCATGCGTGTCGTTGGACCCGTCCCCGTTAGCTCGAAGCGAAGCTGGTTGAATCCAACCTCGATCTGCCAGAACTCTGCTTGCGACAACGCCTCCCATCGTGGCGTGCCATTGACGTTGACCTTCTGTCGAAATGGATCGGTATCGATGATCAAATGGTCACCAGCCAGCAGTGTCATCGGCGCGCTGACGTTCTCGAAGGCAATCGTTCGCCCATTCGTCTCATTGGCAATGATCGGTGAGTTGCATGGCCCCTCGATGTCGATCAGCACCGGTGTCGGCGCATGCCCGTTGTTGTTGAGCACAGGACGCTGGTAGATCCCGCCCGCGCCAACATGGAACGGCAGACGGAACGGCGGCAGCGTACCGCCGACGCTGAAGCCCGTGGCCGCGCCGATGTAGTAGACGATCTGCTGCTGTGGTACCTCATAGAGGAACGGCTCGGCAATCGAGCGGAAACGGAAGATGTACCGCGCGTTGAACTGGCCGATGTGCTGCTGCGTCGGCAGGCTCGCCGTCTCATGCAAGATGCAGTTCATCTGTAGCTCGGTGCCATTAGCTTGCCGATAGCGAATCACGGGTATCTGGTCTGCTCTGGGATTGACAAAGAGCGGATTGAAGTAGTCCATCAACTGGCGCTTCTTGTTCTCCAGATCCACGAACGACTGTGCGATGATCCGTAGGTCGATTGTCACGACTTTCGCGCTGAACTTGGTATCGTACCAGTACTCGCCGTGTAGCTCGGGCACGCTGACCGACAGGTGCTCGAAATCACCGATCCCGAAGCCATCGTGCTGGATCAGCCGGTAGTTGATCTTGTCGTTGAGATCAAGACCAGCCTTGGTCACCGGATGAAAGAACGTCAGACGCTCATCAATCGGCGTTGCTACTGGCATCAGGAGCCTCCCAGGTTCAGCAACGTGATCATGTCCTTGATGACCGTCTGGACATCAGACTCGCCCTTCTTCTCCTGGTTCATCGCCGTGTATTCGATCTTGAAGTTGTTGACCGTCTGTTGCTGCTGTGTCTGTACGGGTGTCGTTCCGCCAACAAGCGTCGAGCGAATCTGATTGGCATCCAGCAGCCGCTGCGTCAGGTCATGCGGCATGATATAGCCCTTTGTCCAGGGCACGAATGTCTCGCGGCCAAACTCGCCCACGGTGACCGCGCGATCAGGCATAACCACACCGCCGGTGGCCTTGCCCCCGCCGCCACCGTCGCCATTCCCACCGCCAGTCTTCTCGACCTTGACCTTCATGGTGTGCTCTTTCTTGATCTCATCGAGCACATCATCAAGCTCTTCGCGATCGACCTTGGTCACGATATTCAGTTCATTGCTCTCGTCAAGCTTATCCAGGATGTCCTGGAGATCTTCATCATCGACCTTGGTTGTGATATCCAGGTCGTAGTCCTTGTCGAGATCTTCGAGGGCTGAGTCGAGATCGCCGCGCTCGACCGCCGCCGTAATCTTCAGTGTATGGTCCTTCTCAGCCTCAGCGATGGCAGCGTCCATCTGCTCCGTGACAACCTCTGTCGTCATGTTGAGTGGATGGTCTGCATCGGCCTCATCGATAGCGTTCTGCATTTCTTCCAGGACGACGATCGTTTCCATGTTTAGCGGGTGCGTGGTGTCGGCTTCGTCAATCGCTGCCTCCATCTCATCCAGGACGACGACCGTCTCCATGTTCAGCGGATGCTGCGATGCCGCCTCGGAGATGGCCGCATCCATCTCTTGAAGCACCACCACCGTCTCCATGTTCAGCGGGTGCATAGCATCGGCTTCGGTGATCGCGGCCTGCATCTCATCCAGCACGACGACCGTGCTCATGTTGAGCGGATGGACTTCGGCCGCAGCGGCGACTGCCGCATCCATCGTCTCCTGATTGATCACCGTGCTGACGTTCATGGGATGCACTTCAGCAGCAGCCGCAACGGTCGTGTTCAGCGTCTCCTGGTTGACAACCGTGTTGACAGGCATCGGATGCGCGGCAGCAGCCACGGCAACGGCAGTGTTCAACTGGGTCTGATCGACCACGGTCGGCGCCACCACTGAGTGTGGCGCCGTGATCGTGCTAACTGCCGTGTCAAGCTGCGCGGTATTGACGACGGTTGGCGAGACGACGGGCGGGGCCGCTTCGATGGTGCTGATCGCCGTGTCAAGCTGTGCCGTATCCACCACGGTCGGCGCCTCGATAGGATGCGGCGCTTCGATCACGGCAACCGCCGTATCAAGCTGCGCAGTATCCACCACCGTCTCAACCGGCGCCGTGCGCTCCTCAGCCGCACTGGTATCGAACTGCTCAAGCGGCGACATATTCACATCAGGCACGACCGCTGGCGCCGCCGTCGTCGTGTCGAGTGTGGTGATCGCCTCGGTCACCAGCGTCACACCGTTCTGCGCGTCCTGGACGGCCTGATCCTCGACGGACAGGGTCGTCCGCGTCGAATTGACGTACGCCAGTGTGTCTCGGAGTGTGGCAACCTGCGCGGCAGTCAGCGTGACTTGCTGTCCGTTGACGTTGAGCGAGACAGGATCGGTCACGCCCTCGATCGACTCGCGCAGTGCGATGGCCTGCTCGCCCGAGACGCGCACGGTCTGATCGTTGATCTTGATGTCATACGTCTGTGAGGCAAGCTCGCCAGTTGTCTCGGTCAAGTACCCGACCGTCGTCTGGGCTTCGCGAATGGTTGTGCCATCCACATTGACCTTGAAATCACGACTGCCGATGTCGCCTAGCTCGATGGCGACCTGATGCCCGGCCGTCGCGGCGGCACCTAGTCCCGTTGCTGCCGCCGTGGCTGCATCGGTCACCACGGGCTTCAGGCGTGCCAACGCCGCCTGCGCGTTGCCGACAAACGTCGTGGTGTCCTTGTCGGCATCCTTCATCGACTTGCTGATGGCCTCGCCAGAGCGAGCGATGGCGCCACCGGCCCCAGCGGCGCCGCCGCCCCTGGCTGCGCCACCTCCCTTCCCGCCGGTGGTATCTCGCGGCGGCGTAGGCTCGTGAATCGGCTGCGCAAACGGATCTTCCAGTATGCCGATGTCGATCAGGTGATCATGCAAGTAGTCCACAGCCCGCAGGATCGCATCGTACACCTGCTTCTGACGGTTCAGTGCTTCGTACTGGCGATCCAGGTCATCGATCACCCGTTGCTGTTGACGATGCTCTTCCTCAAGCACGATGGCACGCGCTGCGGCATCGAAGGCGCGAATGTCATTGATGAGCCTGATACGTTCAGCCTGCTCATCGAGTGTCTTATTCTGCTCATCGAAGACCTTCTGTTGGGCTTCGAGTTGCTTCAGCGTCTCCTTCTGTTGCTCCAGGACGATCTTGAGCCCCGACGAGGCGATGCTGTTGTTGATCTGGCGAAGCTGAGCCTCGAAGTCAAGCTTGGCATTCTGCTTGTCCAGGGCATCGGCCTGATCCTTGAGCAGTTGCAGCGCCGCCTTCTCATGGAGCAGCCGCACCTGAAGCGACGAGGCCGCGATCTCGCCATTGACCTTCAGTAGCTCGCTTTCATTGCCAAGCTTCTGGTTCTGAGCTTCGAGCGCATCGCTTTGATCCTGGAGCACTTCCAGTGAGTCACGTTGCGCCTCAAGCTGTACGCGATACTCGTATGAGGCGATCTTGCCATTCAACTCGCGGATCTGGCCTTCGTCTTCCAGCAGCGAATTCTGGTCGTCAATCGCCGCCAGCCGATTGTGGAGTTGATTGACTTCTTGCTGCATGGCATTCGAGGGGTCCACAACCTGCAAGCCTGTCCCGCTGAACGCCGCGATGTCCTTCGCCAGTCCCGCCTGATGGATCTGCTGTAGTCGCGCCTCGATTTGAATGCGCTCTTTGGACAGCAAGTTCTTCTGATTGTCGAGCGCAAGCTCATGCTGTCGCTCGGCCAGCGTGCCGCGCTCCAGGTCACGAATCGTGCGCTCGGTTGATGCGACGGTGTCCTTGGCCGACTGTAGCTCATCGGCCATCTCAAGCTCTTGCCGATGGATCAGCGCTCGCTGTGCGTCGATGGCAAGCTGTCGCTCCTGCGTCGCCATCGAGCCTTTCTCAAGCTCATCGATCTGGCGAGATGTCTTCTCGACGATCGCATTGGAATCCGCGATCTGCTGCTCCAGGACAAGCTGTTCACGCTTGAGGATGTTCCGATCTCGCTCAAGCTCGATGTCGCGAATACGATCTGCCAGCGAGCCTTCCTCGATCAGCGCAATGGACTGCTCGGTCGCCTCAACACTCTTGCGCGCAGCGTCCAGCGCATGCGCATGGTCAAGCTCCTTGAGACGAAGCTCATTCTTGCGCTTCTCGATCTCCAGCAGTGTGATCTGATCCTGGACGCTGCCACGCCGCGTATCTTCAGCCTCGCGTTGTGCCTCCTTCATGCGCATCTCTAGGTCGAGAATCCCGAGTAGCGCCTGGGCCTGACTGATTCGTGTCTCGATGATCTTCATCTCGTTGTCGGCGGCTTCAGGCACCAGTTTGCGGTACCGCTCAGCCATATCGATGTACTGCTGGATACGCTTCTTGACATCCTCACCAACAGACGGATCATTGAGGCCCTTGATCAGGCCCGCCATCACATCCTGGCCGATGAAGTACGACTTCCGCGCGGGGCTCTTGGCATCGAACCCCTGCGGGCCGCGCATCGCTTCGATCACCGCATTGGCAACCTGCACCGCCGCGTCAATGGCTTGATTGCCGGAGTCGATAATCCCATCGCGCAAGCCCGCGCCGACGTTGGTACCCAGCGTGCGACCAGCCTCGTAGGCTGCGCCGCCGCTCTGGTTCAGCACGCCGATCACCGCGTTGACGGCGTTGACCGCCGCGACCTGGGCCTCCTGGG